GTAGGGCCACGCACGCTGAGAGGGCTACGGAAATTGGCCAGGGCTTCCGTACTCAAAATGGTCATTGCCAGTCGCGTGCTACTGGTCTTTAGTGTTTGGTCCACCTCCACAGGGGTCCGGTTCCTTGACGTCCTCAACAGTGCAAAAGCACCGCCCAAAAGACGTCGTTAGCTTAATTAACAAACGTCGCATTAAGCTGTCAACATCAAAGGGGCAGCGCGAGCACCCAAGGACAGAATCTGTCCAGTGTGGCTCACGATTGATCCACCGTAATGAACCGCCGCATGGTAGTATTGCGGTAGTCGATTTACAACTTTACCAACGGTGTCCTTGTGCTTCCAAACCCAACCTGCTGCTGAAGCAACCCAGTGGGCTGCAGCAGAAAGTGCTCCTTGGTGAGCGCCATTGCCATCGATCTCAATGGCAGTGTGGCTAATGGGCATGATAGACTGATCAAAGTCAGGCATCGGAATATCCGCGAACACACCTGCGTGATGGTTCTGGTACGATGATGTGATCAAAAAGTCCTTAGACGACGTACGGATCTCAGTAAAACCCTGATTTCCGTCAGTTTCGAGGATCGCCACGAATTTCGCGACTACAGTGATGGCTTGGCTGAACGTGATCTCGAGTTCGGTGAAAGCATTGCCCTCGAACTCAAGCGCCTGACGGCGCATGAGTTGGTAGACAGCGGCACCATCCCCGCGATTGCGTTCAGTTCTGACATCAGAGTCAACGGTTTCCATAGTGGTTCCGTCAAACGCCATATTCTTCTGCGTGTACGTTACTACTCCGCCGATAGAATCAGCGGGACTAGCATCTTCATATGCAATGCCGCCCGCTACGAGACGCGCGCCAATCTCCGAAACAGCAGTGCGTTGTCTGGTCCACGCACTACCGTCCCACGTGTCGATATAGCAAGTATAATCTCCCGTGGGGTCATTAGAACTCTTGAAGAAGACCAGTTTGAGACCTCTGCAGTTAGTGAGCACAGTCTCAAAACCGAACTTCGACACATGAGCCGTTAAGAACGAGTCTGGAATCGGGACAGCCGGCGAAGCAAATGGGTTGGCTAAAGCCGCCA